CACCTTTCGGGCAAAATTCTTTTTCATACTTTTGCGCATCTGAACATTATCTTTCGTGAAGCAATAGCCCAAAAAGTTAATCCTTCTTCCTCTTACTACGTTTTCGCTTTCTACGCTTTTTGTTCCCATTCTTTGTTTCTGTTCCTATCGGAGCGATACAGCTGTTAGCTTTGACTACCAACCCGACTTTTGCACTTTCCCGTTCATACGCACGAATGAGAAATAATGCTTCTGCCTTAGAACGAGCCAGCATAACATTATCATCGCAATATCTATGCAGGCATTTGACATGATATTTCTCCTTCATTGTATGATCTATCCGACTTGCCGCAAAATTGCCGATAGGTTGACTTGTAAATGCTCCAATTGGAACACCTCTTTTTCCGTTCAACTTCATTCTCCAATACGTCAATTAACTCCGTTCCGCTGTCATACGATAAAACAGCTATCTCAATCAGTTTAATAAATCGTTCATCTTTAAATTTCCTTCTCAATGCAGCAACAATAAGCTCATGAAGAATACTTTGATAAAACTTTTTAAAATCAGTTTTTACGAACCATTTGTATTCCGAGTACCGGCGAAGGAAACTTTTCATTCTCCTTACTCCAAAATGAAGTCCTTTTCCCTTAATACATGCACTCGTATCATAAATCAGACTTTTATAAATATCTTCTCCAATCACCCTCATAATCGCATGATGCAATATACGCCACGGGAAATATTTCTGTTTGACAATATCTCGGACTTTTCCAGCATCACTTCTTACCTTCATCACGCTATAATCCGGTGCCGGAAAATCCAATGTCAGAATCATCAACTGCAAAGCTCGGAGGTCTTCTTCTGGGTGAAGATTATGCCGCCTGATAAAACGATTTTTCTTAACCTTCCCATCTTGTGCCTCTCTGTCCGCTTCACGCAAATTGTTTATTTCTGCAATACGTTCAAGAATATATCCGACTCTTTTAGGTTTCTTTCCACCGCTTGCTTCTATCCGTCTATCGTCAGCCTCTATCCTTTCCGCTATAATTCTATCAAATTCATCATGTGACAGATTTCTCCAATCAATATCATTTCTTCCAATATTCACTGTTGCTTTGTTTTAAAATTTACACCATACTTCCAATTTTGTCTTGTTCAGACTATTTTAATTATTCCGATAACTGCAAGCTGTTTCTACTTGCTTGAATAATTCGCCCGGAGCTTTCGAGAACCAACCTACTAACACCGCTTGTTGCCTTCCGCAAATTGGGCAACCTTTCCGCATTCTTGATTTTCTGACATCGTAACCAATTGATTACTACGTTGCAACGATATAAATCCTGCAAGGTCATGGCTCGGAGAACTCGCAGATCACTCTACGATAAATAAGTATGGCGAGAGCCGATATTCGCATTCGAGTTCGACCAATCGTTATTCGAGTTCGCATAAGCGAGGCCGCAATTCGCACCGTTATTCGCATTACCGCCCCAAAGAACCAGCTCTTGTTCCCCTCTACCAACCGTCCACGCCTTTCGGCTTTCGTCCCGTTATCCGTAGCCGTAAAACGAGAAGGTGGACGGGTTTTAATTAATTGAAATTCAAAGAACTAATATTTCAAAATCTATCATGCAGCCATCAAAGATGCACCGCTAACAAATGTTAAATTTCCAAAATACGCAAGGCGAGAGCCGACATGCGCAATCGAGTTCGACCAAGCGGAAGACGAGTACGCACAAGCGAGGCCGCAATACGCACCGTTATACGCAGTACCGCCCCAAAGAACCAGCTGCCCAGTAGTGTTTGCCCATGAATAATCAGCCCAATAAGAAGTGCTACTTCCACCTATCTTTTTGGGGAAAATATCAAAATGTTCCCCAAGAATTATTTCCTGCACTTGGCCGGAAGTTGTCTGCCGAGTAGCTTGTCTGTATTCACCATTGGGATGTGCCGCTAATTCAGCGGTAGTTGGTAAACGGTTCCCTTTGTAAATGAAAATTTCCGTTCCACTTTGAGCACTGTTATTGGAACTACCACAAAATACTCCCTGCAAAAATTCCCACTGCCAGCCATAAGGGTCTTCTATACCCATCATATTCACCCGTGAGCAATCCACTCCGGTATTACTTCCATTCACCACAGAAATAGCTATTTTACCCCAATTGTCACCGAGGCTTTTTGTTGCACCGGTTTTCAAAGCAGCTGCCGCAGCCCACAAATCTTTACTGGAGCTACCACCTACACCATAACCAAGCTTTGCTTGAATATTGGTATCTCCATATT